TAGTAGAAGGAATATTATATTAATTTAGCTCTTATTATTAAAAATGTGGAAGAAAGGTAAGAGAATCCTTCTTTTCGGGGATCAGCCTATCCACATAAACTTTTAAGTTAAACTTACTAATGTTGCAGTTGTATCTCCATCATGCACCCATAACCCATCAATTCCCATAGTTAAACTACCTTTTATAGATGCATCAACACTAGAAGCTGCAGCAACCAAAGAAGCCTCCGTTGCATATGCTGTATTAAATATATACTTATGATCTCCAATTTTTACATAATTAGTTGCTCGTACATTAGCACCAGTAACTGCTCCGGTAGAGGTTATTGATATAACCTCAGAAATCGTCTCAGCCCCACTTCCTACTATATTACTTTTTAAATGGCTATCTCCCATTATAAATCAACTCCTATTATTATGTTAAAATTCATGTTTATAATAACCTAAATATAATTCTTGTTTTGTACATCCTGATTTATCTTGTTTTGATATATTATCTTTCCACCAAAGCATTTGTAAATTATTAGGATTACACAATATTTCAGGGGGTACATTATTTTTAAACCCATCCTTGATTGCATAAATATGATCAAGATGGTATTTATATTTGCTACGTTTTAATTTATTTGGATTTATTAGATAATAATATTTTCTGAAAATTCTATTAGATTCATTTATTACAAATTTTTTATAGTATACAAAATTTTGAAATTCTTCCTTTGTATAATTTTTCCATTTGTAATGGTTATTACCTGATCTATTAGCTATACCACATTTTGGGCATTTTTCTTTTCCTTGAAAATTAGTCCAAGTCATATTGAATTTGTGACCTATTGGGCATCTAAACTTAAGTTTTGTATTATTATTTATATATCTTGTGGATATTAACTCATATTCACATGCTATAATTTTAATTTTATTATGAATATAATCTATAGATAATTTTAAACTATCACCTCTTGCAGCATTACTACATTTAGGACATCTTTGTCCACTATAAAAATTTGACCACCACATCCAGAATTTATGGCCTTTGGTACATTTAAATAATAATTTTGTTTTAGCATTTTTATATTCTATCGATAGTAATTTATACTTAGGTGCTATAATTAAAATTTTATTTTTTATATATTCTATATTTAGTCTTTGTGAATTTCCTTTATTTTCATAAGCACAATATGGGCATCCCTTACCTTGACTAAAATTTGCTAAATTTACTTTATACTTATGACCTCTTTGACATTGAACTAACATTTTCTCTTTTGAATTTATATATTTAGTACTTAAAAGTTTATAATTTTTATTAAATTCAAATATTTTTTTAACTTCATTATAAGTTAACTTTTTCGTAAAATCACCTCTTAATGATTTAACTCTTATTACTAAGAATGTGGAAGAAGGGTAAGAGATTCCCTCTTTTCGGATGTACAGTCCTATCCACATTATTTATTATTTTTTAAATTCCATATTTTAGGATTTGACATTACACTTTCAACTACAAACCCAAATTTATTTACAAGTGCTTCAGCTACATGTAAACTCATAGTCTTAACATCTTTAAGATTACTAAGCTCTTCAGCACTTTTTTCACCAAATTCTTTTTTATTCTTTATTTCTTGTGTTATATCAACTGAATTACCCTGTTTATAACTTTTAACAATATTTCTTAATTCAACTTCAGTAATACCAAATTCATCTAAAAGTAATTTTAGAGGCTTACCAACATTAGTATCTTGTTCACCAAAAATTGCTATTTTTTTCTTAATATTTGTTATACCTACAACTTTCTTAGGTTTATCATCAACTTTTTCATGTTTCTTATCAGCTTTTTCAGGTTTATCATCAACTTTTTCAGGTTTATCATCAGGTTTATCATCAACTTTTTCAGGTTTAGTAATACTCTTATATTCAGGAAGACTTTTATATTCTTCCATATCAATACCATGTGTTTTTACATGCATTGTATTAATAGTTTTAAGCTCTTTACCACAAACTTTACAAAGTTCACTCATATCACTCTCTCCTATTTAAATTTTCTAAGCTCTTCGGATACAAGTTTATTAGTATCTACATATATAGTATTTTTTTTATAACTATATTCTTTGCCCCAAGCTTCATTTATATCATTTCTATATCTTGCAAATCCACCATGCATCTTTGCAAAAGACCCATACACAGTTTCACCATGTACCCATTTAGCTAATGCTTCTTGATCATCCGTAGTATTTGGAAAAGTTAAGTTACCACTTTTAGTGTCATTTGACAGCATATAACACAACTCCTAAAATAAGGGGATAATAATCTATTTTATCCCCTTTTGTCGGGTAAATGAGTCTGCACGACTCAGGTACACTATTTCTTTTTTGTTTGTTGGCATACGCTGTAGGAATCGAACCCACCCACGAAGATTTGGAGTCTTCATCGCCAGCCTTGGAACATTAGCATATATATTGGTATTGGATGGAGGATTTGAACCTCAAACCTGTGTACAAAAAACACATGTGTTGCCATTTACACTACATCCAATTAATTAAGTTTAATATCATAATAAGGATAAGTAGGATAAGTAGGATAAGAAGGTATAGGATAAGTAGGATAATAAGTAGTATAAGTATTTAGTATAGAATCTAATTCTGCTTTAAGTTCTCTAATTTCATCTATAGTACCTTCAATCTTAATACCTTTAAATTCTATAATAATTTTTGTTTTAATCATTTGTGTATCCTTTTTTATACTGTTATATGATATAACAATTGTTTAGTTATTTCTGATTTATCTTTTTTAGAAATATTATCTTTCCACCATAACATTTGAAGATTATTTAAATTAGATATTATTTCAGGTGATATATTATTTTTAAACCCATCTGCTACTGAATATATATGATCAAGATGAAATTTATACTTCGCTCTTTTTAACTTATTTGAGTTTATTATATAATAAAATTTTCTAAAATTATGATTTGATAATTGAATTACATTATTTCTATAAACAATATATTTTTCTAATTCTTCATTTGTATAATTTTTCCAATTAGGATGATTAGCTCCTACATTATTCTGTCTATAGCATATAAGGCATCTTTGACCTTCCCTAAAATTTCCATATCTCATTTTAAATATATGACCACTATCACATTTTATCTCTAACATACTATATATATTTTTATAATTTTTAGATAAAAGTTTATAACCTTCAACTGACTCAATCTCATTTTTAATATAATCTATAGTATATGCTCTTTTTTTATATATTTTATCTTTTACACCATCAATATAAACAGAATTTGTTACACCATACCTTTTTAATACTGTATTTACTCTTGTTACCAAAGCTTTATCTATCACTTCTTTACTAAAAGTCTTACCATAGAATGGATTCTTACTACCCATTTTTGATTCAGCTAATTTTCTTTTATGCTCTTCTGTAAACTTCTTGCCCAAATTAGCTGTATTTCCAGTAGCTGATTTAGTTTGAATCAACTTTTTCTTTTCAGAAACTATACAAGCATCTGGAAACATACTTATATACTCTTCAAGTGTTAAACTATGCCAAGATTTAAGATGTCTTTTATCTATATTAAGACTTCTTTTTTTACAAATCTTACACTCAACAAAATCAATACCTTCAATACCATTATAGGTTTTTAAAGATTTTTTTAAATCATACCTATATCTTATACTAATACTTTTTGTATCAAACATAAATCATTCCCCCATGATTAAATCCTCATATAGTTAAAATGTGGAAGGTGAATGAGGAAATTCACTTTTCAGGAGCTACCCTATCCACATTTTTTAATATAATTATATTATAACACATCTTTACTTATTTGTCAAGTCTTTTTTTTATATTAATAAATTCAACAACTTATGCCGATGTGCTGAGATTGCTTGCATACCAATATCTCCAGTTAGTGATCCCTCCACCAAATCTACAAAAAATTCTCGTATAGTAGTCTAAGTTTACATCATCCATCCATACGTCTATATTCACATCTTCTCTTGCAGTGGCCATTAAACCCATTTTCTTTTTACCAAGAAACCAAGAATCTGTATCTGTAAGATAAGACCATTCCAAAGGATCAACGATATTTAAAACAGCATTTATCGTATTATCCATAGAATCAGGAATAAGAGTAGTATTCAAAATCTCCTGTGCTGTAAACCTTAAAGCAGTAGGAATCAGAAGAACATCTGGTTTAAGTCCAAATACTGTACCTCTTTCAGTCCTGTTATTCGTATTTGTATAAGTTAAATACGTAGATTTAAGATTATCTGCACTCAAAGAATTAGATGCACTAAAGTTAGAATATGTATTACCAACTTTATCTGGATGATCAGTATCAAAGAATACCTTATTATCATAAATACTATCACCAGAACTATCAGTTATAACACCTGTAATAGTATTATTAAAGACAGAATGTCCTGCAGTTTTAGCACCTTCATTAAAGAATGTTGCATACCATTCCTCTTTTGTATTCGGCACTGACTTTGCCCAAGAGCCTACTGAATTACCCATAAGACTACCTTTCTTAGCATCATTGACTGATTCCATAGAAAAAGCAACTTTACGAGCAAAAGTTCTATTTTTAATAACAATAGTGTAAGACTCTAACGGTGTATCCGACTGAATATCTTCACCTTCAGGTTTTTCCAATAAATTACCAAGACCAATTGCACTAGTAAACTGCTCAAATGCTGAGTCACTATCTACTACATCAAAGATCTCTTCATAAACAGGAGCTACCTGTGGATAATTCTCCCAAAACACTTCATATAAATCATCACGCATACTTTCTGTGAATTCATTTCTTAACGTTGCCATATTAGCTCACCTCCCCCTTATATATTCTGCTTCTTTGTAGGTCTAATTTTTACTTTAACAGTTGTATTTGTAGTATCAACATCCACTATGTCTAACAAGTTAGACGCAGCAGTTGCATGATATCTAGCTTTCTGAATCATAGTATATGTAGAACCAGATTCAAGAACGTCACAACCGGCACCAATCAAAGAAGCTGCAAGAGAAGCATTAGTAGCATTATCATAAGGCATCTCATATACATCATCTAAACCATAATACACATAAACACTATCAGACTCTGCAGTAGCAGACGACTTCCAAGCATTATAACCAGTAGCAGCTTTAGGTGACTGTACCCAACCTGCTATTTCAGTAGCGTCAGATGCACAAAGTGTAACATTACCTGCACTCAAATACACCATCTTACCACCAAGATTATGAAAGTATTGGTCAGCAGCAACTGGATATTCTCTGCCACTACCTTCACCTTCAACTCTCCCATATTTAACCTCTGCCATAAAACTCACCTTCCTATTATTACTTTTTACTATGTTTATCTTTAGGAATAAGAACTCTTTGTATATATTTTTTAGGAGTCATATTACTATTACGAGCATTTCTAACAATACTTTCATCTTTAGGATCGTAACCTCCTAACTCACCTTTGTTTTTATCACTATGTTGTTTATCTGTATGCATAGAGTTACTATTTACTTTACTCTTTATAAGATTTTCATTCTTTTCATCTTTTAAAAAATCGTCTATATACTCATCAACATACTCCACACTAACACGGTTTCCCTTCTTGTCTTTAGGATAATGAACAAAAGTTTCTTCTTCTTCGTCCCACTCGAAAACATCTTTGGTTAATTTATAAATTTGTGAAGCACTATAAACATTAAATTTTGTAGCAGCCTCATAGATATCTGATTTTAAAGTCTTTAATCTGAGTTTTTCCATTTGTTTGGAATTTTCTTTCTTTGTCTCTTCAACTTTTTTATCAGCATCTTTTTTACTCTGCTGAACATCTGCAATTTTACTATTTAAGTCATTAATCTGCCTATCAAATTTAAGTTTCATTTTTTCAAATTCATCTAATTTATTTTCTTCTTTCTTTCTAATTTCTTCATCTTGTTCAGCCTTAAAATCTTGCAAGGTCTTAAGCTTTTCCTTTAAATCAGCTACTTCCTCCGAACTAACCGACTTACCTATTTTCTCCTCTAACCCTTTTACTTTGACTTTATGATCACGAAGTTCTTTTTTAGCTTTATCTCTAGCAGCTACAACACGATCAAACTCCTTTTTATCATAAGTTTTATTTGATTCTTCACTCTTTTTCTTAGCATCTATAAGATCCTGGATTTCAGAATCACTCATTTCATCAGTAACTTCAATATCATATTTTTCAACTGCATCTTTTAATTTTTCATCCATAGCCTCTACCTCCATAAAGGGTTTTCATAATAGAATCCACTATTATTTTTTGGTCAATTTTCTTTTAATAACTTTTCTTTTAGCTACAGGTGCTTTACGTTTTATAGGCGCTTTACGTTTTACAGGTAATGCTACCTTTCTAACACCTTGTAATTCTTTTTCTTTCTTAGAAACCATAACTTTAGCTTCTTTTTTAGCAGCAGACAATCTACTCCTATCAAGTTTAATTTCCTCTGCTAACACAAGTGCATAAGCATCAGATTCCGCCCTCCACTTTTTTTCTTGAACTGTTAATTTCATATATTAATCCTCTATTCTATGATTAGTATCCTCTTTTTTTTGTGTCTCTGCAGATTTAAAAGAGTTAGATTGGTTACTGTTAGTATTACCTTGTCCATTTTTTTCAGCATCTTCATTAGATTTATTACTACTTGATTTTACAATACCATCACTAGAGTCAATCTCACTTTCTATTTCAATTATTTTATCATTTGGTAATGTTATTGTCTTTCTAACCATATTTTTCTGTAGTTCCTTATTAAGAACACCTGAAAAATTCTTCTCCATAACTTTTAATATAGAATCTATCTCTTCTTCTAATGCAACTATATCAAAACTATTAGGATAAACAGCATTCACATAATTTGATATATCTTTACCTAACTGTAAATAAGCTATTCTTGATATATCATTTTCAAATTTCTCATAAGATGATGCTTTTTCTTTAAGTGTTGAATTAACACCCAAAAAGCTCATCTGAGATTGCCTACCAGACTTTGATGTATATAAATCACTTGTACCACCTTGCAATCCAGCAAGTCTATAAATCTCTTTTATGTGATCTAATACTAAAGCCCATATTGCTTTTATGCTATCTGTTTTAGGAGAAATAAAACTAGGAGGGGTTGTTGCATCATGAGGATATGTCCATACTGTAGAAGTACTAATTGAATGTAATGGGTCTTGACCATCTTCTTCACTTTCTGCTAATGTTCCATCATCTGGCATTACAAGTTGTGAAAATGTCTGTCTCTCTATCATTTCATCAATAAGTGAGCACCAATTCATTATAGTTATATTTATATATACTATATCTTTAAGTAATGACTCACCTACCTTATCATCATCAATCCCAACATGATACATAGTTGCCAATGGTACTATACCTAAAGCATTAGTACCTTTTGCTGATGTTCCATCTGCAAACTTAGATACCTTGTTACCATCTTCATCCTCTACCCACCATTCATCTCTTGTAATAACTTTATAATATACTTTTTCTACTCTTTCATAAGTAGGATCAATATCATCAAAATACAAAAATTCTAAAGAAATCCAATTATAATTACCTTTGGAATCTACACTCCAGTCTTTAAGATGTGTAGGCAATACTATTTTTGCAAATGGTTGAATTCCTTCAGCTTTGACATCTGCCTTTGATGGTAATTTTTTATTAGACTCTGTAATATCTACTAATACATGAACAACTCCATAAATAGATGCTAAGTACCCACACCTTTTTACAAAATTATCTATACTTGCATTTTTACCATCTGTATTTTCTCTAAAAGGAATTAAATCAGTGTCAACTGCTCTTTCTATTCTATGTCTAAATATATAACTGTTAAAGATTTTTGGTAATGTATCACAAAAATTAAGAAAATAAAGTCTCTCTTTACGCTCTGTTTCATCAGTAGCATCTTCTAATCTATGGCTCTTAAGCTCAGACTGCATAAAATCAACGCCACCTTTGGCAGCATCACGATATAATTCCCACTTTGAAATATTATCTGTATATGAAGGATGTCTTCTCTGTGATATAGGTATAATCTTTTTATCTGGCACTTATTCACCTACTTTGTTTTGTTAACATTCTAAATCTTTTCGTTTTTGCTAATGACACTGCCATCTCTAAACTATCAGGCCCATCATCATGAGAATCACCTTGACCTGTAAAAGTAACTAACTGAGTTACAGCTAAATTATATTGTTGTGTAGCTCTGTAAGCATTAGAATCAAATACTATAGTACCATCTGTTAAAAGAGGAACTATACCTTCAATTCTCATTTTTTTATCTTTACTTTGAACTATTTCTTTTACAGATAAATAATAACCTTCTTTCTTAGATTTTTTCCTCAAGTTATCAGCAATGACTAATTGAAATGCATTTGTCTCAACACCAAACAAATGATATTTAAATCTTAAATGATTTCTTAGTATAGATTCAATCTGATCATCAACTTTTCGTCTTCTGATATCAAATGATACAACTAGTAAGTATCCTGTCTTTTTATCTTTACAAATAGTAGCAATTGAGCTATAATCATTTCTATCAGAATATCTACCAAGTGATGGATCAATAGCTCCATACCACACACTAGATGGAGAATTTAAAATCCTCTGCATTTCTGGATTACTAATAAATGATTCAAAATGTAACTGCTCTTTTACAACAAGAATTTTACTTGGATCTACAGGATCATTCTGTTTCTCTGATCTATATCCAGAAAGATTTGATAACTTATAGATCATAAGATCATAGTATGATTCACCTTCAGGCCAAAGAACTTCAGACCCATCAAGCATAGCTACTATATTTTTTAAAAAGAATTCTTTAGCAGTTTCAACCCTGTTTTCATCAAATCTATTCTTATATAGAGTTGACCATTCCTCCCATAAATCAGTATCATAAGAATTCTGCAAAACAGCTTTAAATTTTCTATGTGTCCAATCAGGATATTCTTCAGGATCTATTAAAGCATTTAGTAAACTATCTTTACCTAGTATAGTTCCTACAACTAATATATCACATGGAGATCCTTCTTCACCACCAACATATAAGAGATCTTTGTTAAACCATTCATAACGTACAAATTCTCTCATTGTTTTTGATCTAACCATGTCAGAAGATTCAAGGTCATCATTTAAAAGAAGGTCTGGTCTATATACACCAAATCTTCTACCACGTATTTTTGAACCTGTACCAAGAGCTAATATTTTAACTTCATTCTTAGTTATTATCTCATTTGATCTCCAGACAGAACCTTTAGAAGCTAAATAAGAAAAGTCACGCTTTAATAATGCATTATTTTCAAGCTCTCTTTTTATATCAGCTAAAAAATCTTCAGCCTGACCTGCTGTGTCTGAACATATAATCATAAATTTCTTTTTATTATATGCAACACACCAGATAGGAAGTATAGTAGATATTATGGTACTTTTTGAGCTCCCCCTAGGAGCTGCAACAGCATGTTTAAAACCACGTCTTCTATTTAGTTTATTAATATTTCTATTTAAATAATTGTATAAATATTTATGTAATGGGCTACTTGGTTTTTTAAGATAATGTGGAAAATATCTTATTGCAAACAAATAAATATCTTTCTCACATATATCTATAAGGACATTGATTTCAGATTGTGTAAGATCTCTTTCTTTATTTAGTGTCTCAGTATTTCTATATGATTCTTTAAATATAGGATTAGCAGTTCTTTTTTGTTTTTTAACTATCTCAAATTTTTCTCTTTCCCAAAATTCATTTATTTTTTTATCAAAATATTCTTTTCTTTCTTCTGGAGTAGATTCATTTCTTATACGATATTTTTCATTATATTTATTCTTAAAATAATCAATACTTTTCTGATTTTTCTCTTCATCATCTAAATAGTTATCAATATAATCAGGTAATTTATAATCATAATCATCTTCAAAATCTTTACGTAATTCTTTAACATCATCAATACTCTCTATTTTCTTCATATAAATCTCTTATTTTAATCTCATGAGAACTTTTTAAAGCTTTAGATATTTTTTCTGCTGTAAGTGAATCAACTTTATCAGGTGGTACATACTGATTATTTACCTGCTGTTGAAATATTAAATCTCCACCTTTATTATTATCAAGTCCATAGAGTTTCATACGCCTGTCTGTAGAATCCATCCAAGCATCAAAAAACTTTTTAGCATCATTTGATTTAATGAATCCACCCAAACCTTTACAATGTGAGCATGGGACTTGTTTTTCCTTTTTAGTCAATTTACCTGAACCTTTACACATACCACAAGGAGTCCAACTTTTAAATTTATTAAATAATTTTCTAGCTTCAAGAGATGCTTCAGTTAACTCAATATACAACTCAGCTCTTTTTTCAGCAATTTCTTTAGATGATAATTCAGCAGCAGCAAGTTCCTTAACATAAATAACAGCTCTTTTTACAGATGTAATTTCCATACCTAACTTCTGAGCTATTTTACTATCTGATAAACCATCCTCCATTAGGTTTCTAACCTGTACCATTTTTTGAATTCTTTCTATTTGAGTTATATTACCCGCCATTTTTCTTAAACCTCTGATATCACTTAGAATTCTATTAAAACAACAACAAACTACTAATATACTTAAAACTACTACTCCCTCTACCTAGGGTAGACTTTTTAGTTATATACCTGATATAACTAAATAAACCAAGTTATTTACTTCCGCTTTACTTAAATCCACACACCTTCTTTATGAATACCATATTTATAAAACTCACCAGGAACACAAGCTTTATCATCACTTTTAATAAGACCAACATGTTTATAAGCTGCGTGAACATATTCTGAACAAAAATATAATTTACTATCAATATTAACTTTACCAAACAAATTACGAAATAATCCAGGATAATCATATTTTTTATCAATCTGATCCAATGCCCAAATAACAATCTCATCTCTGTAAAAACCATCATTCAAAGGCATATAGTGTATTTTACCATCAAAATTTTCTATCCTGTTACTAAGTAAATGTAACTCAATACCACTACCTAAAGACTCAAGTGTAAATACCCTGTCATATAAAACTATAATCAAACTACTATGATTCACATCTTTACCAGTCTTAAGACGTATCAATTTACCAATAATAGAATTACTCTGAAATTCTAACATATCACCTGATGCCATTTCATCTCTACATAAATATTTCATAAATTCTCCTTATACTCTTGAATAATCTGACGTACATACCTTTTAGAAAAAGGTACATGATTATGAATTACTGAATTAGAAAACCCATCATTATATAAATTTATAATAGTCTTTTTAGTATACCTACTCAAACCATAGTCAACCCCTTCATAAAAGTTATCAGTATTCTGAGTAGGAAACTCAGTTTGAAAAACATAATCCTGATTAGCATATTTCCTAGCATCATTACATAACTCAGTACAACTATCCCTCTTTTTACATTTTTTACAAAAATTCTTCACTTATTATCACCCCATTTAAACAACTTATAAAAATTCTTATTATCACTCAACACTTGAAATAAACCCTGAGCAAAATTGTTTACTTTATCATTTACAATATCATATTCATTATTAAAAATATCTAAAATACTTACTAATAAATTAACTATAATATGACTATTAGAAATGTTACTCCCATCCAGATTACTGCCTCTGATTGAAATAACCTGTGTAGACCTGTTAACATTCATAAAAACATCATTATCAGCAGTATGTCTAAATTTACAATCATATTGTATATCATAAATATATCCTAATATATCTATCGTCTTAGGTAAACTGAACAAATCATTCTTGTCAAATATATATAACAAATACTTAGCAGTACCCCTTATATCAATTTCTTTTAAAATATTGCTACAATAAACATGGTCAATAAAATGCAACACCTCATGTAACAAACACTCAACCAAAGTTTGATCATGAATTATATCACCATCACATGTTTTAGAAATAAGAATAGAACTAGAACTAGAATCACAAATACCAACTTCACCATTATGATTTATGAACTTATTTAACAATTGTATGTTAACACAGTGACCACCAACCTTTATCTTTTTAATATTCATTAAGACTCCTTTATAAGATTATTTTACTTAAAATAAAACACAAAACATTATTTGTCAAGTTTTTTTATTTTAAAATTCTATATTATTTAAACCAAAAAAACATTTCAAATTTTATTAAATTTTTTTATACCAAAAAAACATTTCAAATTTTATTAAATTTTTTTATACCTATCTTTTATACCAAAAAAACATTTCAAATTTTGTTAAATTATTATACCAAAAAAACATTTCAAATTTTGTTAAATTATTATACCAAAAAAACATTTCAAATTTTGTTAAATTAT